ACCTTAAGCAGTGTAGCGCCTGCTGTAGCACTAGCAGTAACGATAACGTCACCACTGATGATATCAGCACCGCTGGATACTGTGGTTGTGTCGTCAGTCCAAAGTACTGCACGAATGCTGGTACCACCAGCAAACGCAGTGTTAACCTTGGCGACTACGTACAAGTCCTCTCCACCAGCGAACTGAGGAGTAGCCTGATTGAGGTCGATAACATTGGTGCTAAGCGCGGTAGCGGTAACAGCCTGTGCATCACTCAATTCATTTTGGGCATCAATAAGAGCCATAATTATTCTCCTAAGAGGTTAGATTAAATGTCGGTCTGGAACGTACCAGAGACAGTAGCTTCAGCAACAGTGATAGCTTCGTGCATAATGATGGGCTTTCCACGGAATGCCATCATATCCTCACCAAACGTATCCTTCAGGTTGTGCAGACCAAGAGTGGTTTCCTGCGAAGCCTGAATCTCAAGCCAAGCCTGAGTAGTCTTGTTCATCAGAATGACAACGCGACCTGGGCCGTTCTCAATCAGCTTACAAGCACGCTGGAGCAGTTTGCTCAGATCAGCAGCGCTGGTTTCACCAGTGAGGTTGGACTTGTCAATGTTACAGATACGGACAGCAGCGCCTGGACGACGAACCTGAAGACCGACTTCCCAACGGTACTCAGAGCGATACCACTGCATATCGTTGCCGTCAGCGTCAGGCCCCCAGACCTTGCCGTGGTCAGTCATCGACAGACCAGCCTTACCAGCCTTACCGAAGATACCGTGTACACCGTCAGTCTCATCAAGGCGAAGAACCCAGATAGAGGTGTTGTCGGAACCAGAGCCACCGCCGTCAATCATGTAGTAACCGAAGTTATTACGAGTCTGGGAAGCTGTGCCGTAACGAGGTGCAAGACCTTGGAACTTCTCAGGAGTAGTCGTTACGTTGGAATAGATAAGGTCACTTGCGACCTGCTGGTTCATAGCTTCTACGAACAGCATATCTTCAGAAGCACGGAACGCTTCCTTGTCAACGTGAGAGTCAGCGAGTTCGCAGTCAACGTCAGAGAAGACCTTGAGGCGTGCCACTGAGTCAGTGACCTGTACGGTTTCACCCTTGCTCTTTGTAGGAGCTTTGTTATACTTGATGTACCCAACAGTCGGCAGCTTGGTAGCTTGGACGATTGTGTTACCATCAACCTTGTTCGAGCGAACGAAGGGAAGGAATTGAAGCAGTTGGTTGGTACGACCTACACGGTCGGCAATCCTGCGAGCGAAAGACCCGTCTGGCTCGGTGCGAGCGACGAGGTCAGGCAATGTGTTGTAGTTAGTTCCTACGGTTGCCATTTTGTTCTCCTATGAGTTATACAAGTCAGGCGAATTAGAATAGATGCGGCTACTGCCTTGTCCAGCAGTTTCCACACCAGCGACGTGAGTTGGTTCAGAGATGAGTCGTCCAACCTCTGCCAATACTCCAAGGATACGGGCATCGTGTAGATAGCCTGCGTCAGCGAGATGCTTCTCAACCTCAGCGCCAAGGTGCTTAACAGCCTTATCAGCCATCAGCGTCTTCTCGGCGTGGTCAGGTTGTGCTTCCCACATTTCCTTGTTCTTGGCTCTGAACTCCTCGACTGCCTTTTCCTCAGATGCCTTGAGGTCTTCGCTGATTTTCTCAACGATACTGCGACTGTACTTAGCCGCCTTCTCAGCTTCTGCTTGGGACAGTTCGTGTGTCTTAGCCAACTCTTTCAATGCGGCTTGGTCTTCAGCGGTAACATCTTCGCCTAAGTCGAAGTCTGTGTACTCGTCTGGTACCTCGCCTTGTTCAGCCCCTTTAAGGAGGCCACGGTCAGTGGACGCCTCGGCATCAGCCTTTGGCTCTGCTTCCGTATTGGTAGCGTCTGCCTTCGGTTCTGCCTGCGTCCCGTCCTGCGGTTTTGCCTCCTCAGTTGAGGGCTGAGTATCAGTTGCTGTCGGTTCTTGCGCCTGTGCGGTGTCATCCGTGGGGGTCGTTGCTTCGTCAGCCATTAATTCTCTTCCTCTCTTTTCTTTCGATTCCTCGCTTCCTTTTCCATCTTTTGGTAAAGCTCGAAATCAATGTCCTTTATTACCTCTGTACAAAACTTAGCCTGCCTCTGCAAGCCCAGTATATAGTACGTATCCGCATTGCGTGTATATGGGTTTAGCTTAAGGCTGTTGGCGTCTATGAGAATGTCCCATAGCAACTCCCTGCCCCATTGCTCGTTCATCAGCCTGCGAAGATTCTCACGCTGACGTTTAACCCTACGCCTGTGGATTGCCTCGTAATTCTCAAGCCTGTCCTTCTTGCTGTCTTCATATTCAGCGTCAAGGACATCCATCAGAATACCGCCTCCAGATGCTCCCATATTTTATACCTCTTCTTCTGCCATACCATCTAGGACGCTAGAGCCATCTTGTAGCTTAGCGCCTGCTAAATCTTTACTGACTCCTGCTGCACTCTCAGCCTGTGCCATAGCCTCAGCCTGTTGCTGCTGTATCGCACGTTGCTCACGTATAGCTATCATCTCTTCAATCTCTCTGAAACTCTCAGCAGGTATGTTACTGCCGTACTTACGAGTGATTGCGTCAAGGTCAACGTTGTCAGCTACGCTAGGATCAATCTGCATTAGTAGCATAAAGCGTTCAATGAAGCGGTCAATGTTATTCAGACCAACAGCCTTCTGCGCCTGTGCAATGACTGACGTGTACTCTATGTCCAGCTTGGTGCCACTCAACTCAGGTGGTACTGGGTACTCACCGTCCTCATCAAAGAACCCCTGCCTAAACAGGATATTGAACGTCCTGTCTATCATCGGCTCTAGGATACCGTTGAACACCCTGTTAAGGACTGGCCCTAACATAGCGAACTTCTCTTCGTTCCTAGCAACAATCTCCGTAGCCGTGCGTCTATCGCCCTCTAAACCCTGTAGGCTGAGGAACAGGTCATTGAAGAAGCCCTTCTCTATCAACTCTCTGTGGCGTTCTGCTACAGCCCATATAGCGTCTAACCGTGGGTTGTAGTTCTGAAACAATGGTTGTACTCCGCTGGTATTGCCGAGCACGTCCGTTACCATATTGATTTCACCAGGGAGATTGCTGATGTTGAAAGCGTTAGCATCACTTACCAGTGGTGGATCACCGATACGCTTGCTGATAATGTACACGTCACGTACTACGCTCTGTAGTCCCTTGACGTTCTGCAACTGCTTCATACCTGGGCTTTCTTTGCCGTAGGTGTCTGTACTGATGACAGACCACCGTGGCACCATAGCGGGGAACTCGTCGTAGCCACCGATGGCTAACGGCTTGTCACTGCTCTGTGCTTGCTCGTCCCAGAAGAACTCATTGAACGGGCGACCCATAACGTTACTCACCTTTCTCCTGCCATCATTAGGCTCGATAAGGTGGTATACTTTGAAGCGGCGTTCAGCCTGTCCGTGGTTCTTAAGGTGTAGCTTGATGGCGCTACTGAGGTTTTCCTCGCCAAACTGCGCCTTCATCTGAGGGGCAGTCATAAAATATTCCCTACACAGCGTGTCTACCTGACCTTTGGGGTTGACCTCTATTGTGTACTCACCGAACGTAAGTGGTATTGGTAGTATCGTTTCTACCTCATCAGAGTACAGTAGCATAGCGCCTGTTCCGAAGCTTGCGAACTCTGTGTACACGCTCTTAAGTGCGCTGTACGTGTCGCTATCGCTGAACACCCGTAGTATGAGTGCAGTCACATCGTCAAGCCATACCTTAACACGCTTGCTGTCTTTGATAGCAGGGTCGCTAACGTCCAGCTTGAACCAAGGGCTTGTCTCTGGTGTCAGCATACTGATAAGACCACTGACAAAGAAGTTGTTCGCCTGCTCGCCTGTATCGTCCACTACCCACGCTCTGTCGCCCTTGTCATAGTCGTTGGACTCTTTGGGGTCGTTGTCTACGTCTAACAGCCTTCCACGGTCAGGTACTATGTAACGCTTGATGTCAATGCCAATGCGCTCCCAGCCACGCTCTTTAAGCGTCTGTCGCATAGACTTGGCTTTGGCACTAAGGTTATCTATAAGTGTATTGTTTTCCATTGGTAATCCCTTATTGACCTGTTAGCGTGCGCTGACCCGTTGCGGCACCTGTGCCCTGTAATCCAAGGGGACTGGTGCTGATTGTGCTTGCTAAGCCCATACGTGCTCTAGCGGCGGCAATAGCCCTGCGCCTAGCCTCTTGGCGTGCGGCTGTGACTCCTGCGCCCTGTGCGGGTGCGTCGCCCACCTTGGGTGCGCCCCTGCCGCTGTTGTCTTGTAATAGATGGGCAAATGCACCAAGCGTACTAACTGCACCTGCGGCCCCAACTTCTCTAGCGGAGGCGCTTAACTCTGGGTCATCCTTCAGCGTGAAGTATGCGTTGGCAGCTGGGGTTAGTAGTGGGGTTAGTGCAACATCACCAAGGGCAGCGCCAAACAATGAGCCTTTCGTCCCACTCTTAAACGCCCTACCACTTCGCACACCCTCAAAGGCGGCGTTCACAAACCTCTTAGTAGGTTTGAAGAAGTCACCACTCCTTGACTGCTTCTTTATGTCGTCAAATAATGCCATAGCCGTTGTTCCTTGTGCTTAACGGGTTGTAGCCCGTGCTGGCTACGGTTCGTACCTTCTTGTGCGCTCTACGCACATCATCACGTTTAACCACTGGAGCAGCAAAGGTAAGCGCTAATGAGTCAGCCTTATCAGGACTTCTGCCTATACGCTCTTTAATCTTGTCCTTACGCTCCATTAAAAATTTCTCACTCGCAACTGGTATCAACATCGGCGTAGCCAACTCCTGACACAACGTATCGTCCTCTGGTAACACGCCACCAGTCTCAAGCCAACCCTTTATTCCAGCGTGATACATCTCAGTACGCTTGTTCTGATAGATGTCAGAACGCATAGCACGCCCACCGAAGTCAACGCCAACCACGTTGTAGCCTAGTTGCCTGAGCCTGCTTATAACGCCCTCGCCTCGACCCTTGTCAACAAACACAGCGTCAGGCTCCCACCTTTCAATCTCCATCGCAACAACATCGGCAAACGCCATATTGTCTAGGTTGTACTCCTGTATATCGTGACACGCCAACCCCTGCCTCTTACAGATACTGCTCTTGTCACGACCAACACCAGTAGCTACGTCTACACCCATAACCTTTACTAGGTTGCTGTAGTTGCTCTCAGGGATATGCTTGCCCTTAGCCTCCACTATGAGGTTCATCGGTATGATGGCATCCTCTGTGGCTGCTGTGTCGTCACATTCATACTCTCGTGCGAACTCGTTAGGTCGGTCTCGGTACTGGTTGATGATGCTGTAGTATTCGTTCTCATCGTAAGCAGGTAACTCTTCCCAGCACTCAGAGAACTTGTACACCTTAATGTTCCACTCGTGGTCGTCCTTGTGCTTCTCACGAAGCATCATCATATTACCACCTGGCTTAATCGTACCGATAATCAGCGCCCAGCCCTTGTGCGTACGTAGTGTGGGTCTGATAATCTCCAGCCAACTGCTGAACTTCACACCATCAAACTCGTCAACCACAACGCCTGCAAGCGTCTTACCACGGATAGTCTCATCATTGCCGTCGTCCGTACCGTACAGCTTAATGACGTTACCACTGCGATGAAAGTGTATTTCAAGGTCTTGGTTCTTCATCGTGACCTCACCCGCATCCACCAGGGAACGTAGGTAGGTCTTGAAGATAGGCCACGTAATATCCTTAGCCTGACCCTTCTTAGGAGCGATGTAACCGAATGAACGTGGTTCGTCATACTTCTTAAGGGCTGTGCCTATAAGGGCGTTTACAGCCATCACGGTCTTGCCCCAGCCACGACAGCAGACGCATAGGTTAAAGCGCCTCCAGCTATTAAAGTACTCAGTCTGATAGCGATGGGCGGTGAACCCTGTGCTAATCTCTTTGACCTTACCCTTCTTCTTCCTCGCCATCGGAACCTCCAAACATCATAAAGTCGAAACTGTCCAAGTCTTCCACGCTCTCTCTCAGTGCGCCCTCGCAGGCATAACGATTACCGTGGTTGAACGTCCACCGTTCTGTCTGATCCTTAACGAAGTCGTGGCGTGTAACAATAACTGTGATTGTCTCAAACTCACCAGTCAGATTGTTAATCGCTTCCTGCATCAACTCGTTGTAACTGTCCTTGCTCATCTCTTGCCTCCTCAAAGATTGGTAACAGCTTGCCTCGTATCGGTAGTGCGTACTTACACA